TGGTTGCCGCCAGGGTTGCCGCCTGGGATGCCGCCTGGGATGCCGCCATGGTTGCCGCCAGGGATGCCGCCAGGGTTGCCGCCAGGGATGCCGCCAGGGTTGCCGCCTGGGATGCCGCCAGGGTTGCCGAGATTGAATGGCAACGTAAACACCTTGACGAATTGATGGCGGGGTTATTCGGGGAGGCGAAATAATGCTGCAGGATTTAATCAAACGTGCCGGTAACGAGTTAGGCGAGATAAAACGAGGGGCAGAGATTGGGTTCAAAAGTACTGATCGGTTTATTTGGCATGCTTGCATAGCTTGCAAAAAGGAAAGATGGATAAGGATAGTAAAAGGCAAGCCAAGGAATGAGATATGCCTTCTCTGCGCAATGACCGGGACAAATAGTTCTCAATGGAAAGGTGGGATTTACGCTCTCGATCGTGGATATGTAGGGGTATATCTCCCTAAGGATGATTTCTTCTCTCCGATGGCTAAAGGTAGAAGTTATGTCGCAGAACATCGGTTAGTAATGGCCAAACATCTTGGCAGATGTCTCCAATCATGGGAATTCGTCCACCATAAGAACGGTATCAAAACTGATAACCGAATCGAGAATCTTGAATTGACGACAGGCGGGGCACATCTTCTTGGTCATAGTAAGGGATACCGTGATGGTTATACAAAAGGCTTGGCTGATGGTCGTAACAAGCAAATTCAAGAACTGAAAGATTTAATCGAAAACCAAACTAAGCAAATCAAACTACTTCAATGGCAGTTATCTCCAGCGGGAAGGGGTGATAAATGAATGAGATAAACACGCTGCAATTATTAGTTCGCCGCGCGGAGACTGAATTTTTCCCGTGGTTAATTGAGGAAATTGTCATTGAGAATGATAGCCAACTTTCCAATATGTCCGATCTCTTGGGAATTGGGAAAAAGATCGTCAATTCCCTGGAAGAGTCACGGAAAGAGGAAAAACAACCCTTCCTGGACGGAGGGAAAGCGGTAGACGACAAATATAAACCCGTCCAGTCAAGAGTCCAGCTCGGGGTCAGCCGGTTAGACCAGGCGCTCTTAACTTACTACAAGAAAAAGAAGGCCGAGGCCGACGCTTTACTTGAGATGCAGATGCAGGAAGAGGCCAAGAAAATCGAGGAGTGCAAAACTACCGGAGAGGTCTACGAGGCTGCGGCGGCCATTATCGCGCCGGTCGGTCAGATGGTGCGGGGGAATATGAGCACCACGTCAGTTATCCAAAGCTGGAACTATGAGATAAGGGACCCGGACCTGGTCCCGCGCGAGCTCTGCAGCCCGGACATGGCCAAGATCAAGGCCAAGCACAAGTACGATAAGTTGCCGGTGCCCGGAGTTTTAATCACACCCGTGGAACGGACTCAAACGAGGTTCAGCTAATGCGTAACTGGTTAATTAGAAAGCTGGGCGGGATACCTCCTTTTTCAGTAGAGTGGCAGTTTGGATTAATTTTAGATGGGAAGTTGTCGGCTTTTACTTGCAAAGGCGAGATGATTTCTTTCCTCGGCGGAGTTCCGCTTCCCAAGGCCGCCGAAGGCCAATATCTACGCCGGCCATCAGCCTGCAGAAAACCGGTCAGGAAGGCCCGTGCCGGCACGGCGCCAGTCATTGACGGCACAAACAGCAACGCAACCACAAACCCAGACATGAAAATATTGTCGGTCAATCTCTGTGACAACTGCAACGCCAGGGCAACAGACTGTCATTCAGCCACCAAAGAAACAGACGGAAATAACACTCTGGTATGTGACCAATGGAAATTATGAGGGAACCTGGTGTCTGGAAGAACTATCGGCGGGCTGCAAGCGAAAATCGCCGAGCCAGGCTGCCCCTCCTTATCGCCCGCCCTCGGTTACCCAATGCTGGGGGCGGGCCACTTAAAAGGTGAACTATGAAAGTAGGTGATCTCGTAGTGCATCCCAAATATGGCAAAGGTAATGTCGTCAAGATCATGTGGGATAAAGATCAGGTGATATGTTTCCTGGCCAATGAAAACCGTTATTTTACTAAAGCGGGAGCTGAGTTTATGGTTGAGGCGGCGAGTAAAGATAAGGCGACAACCGGCGCGGACTTCGATCACTCAAAAGCTCCAGCAAAAGAGCCGCTCATTAAATCAGAGGCTTCGGCAGTGGTTACTAAAACCTATAACTGTTCATTCTGCGGCCGGCAATTCGGAGGTGAACGCGGCATGCAGGTACATGAATGTCAATGTGATAAAAATCCCAATGGTCATAAATGGGCACGGGGCAAGAAAGAAAAGGCTTAATCCTTTTCAAAGAAACCTCGCGGGGCCGCGCCTGGTAATCAAAACGCGAGGAAATATAAACCCGTTGAAAAGATACTGATAACAGAACCCGCGCCGTTACCGGCCAGCCCCACAACAGCCCCCGTGCCGCCCGCCGCCGCTATCCCGGCGCCCCCGCTGCCAACCACTGCGGCCAGGTCCTCCGCCACCAACCGGCTTTATGACTACCTGCTGGCCGGGATCCTTTTAAGCATCCTGATCTGTGGACTGATCTACGCAGCCCTGGGGATTAAATTGCTATTGACAAATTAAAATGGAAGGTATAAAGTAGAAAAGGATATAGATGCAGTATGTCTGAAATCTTAGAATACAAACGCCCCGGCATGAACATAGCAATATGGAAGCGGCTGCATCCCGCGTCGTGCCGGGGTATTTTTATTCCAGGAGGGATATGCCTAAACTAAGTGGACCCGTTGTGGATGATCGTCTTAATAGGATGCGGGCGGCCATGGACAGCTTGCCAGAGGGTACTGAGGGAGGTAGTTCTTTTTGGTGGCTTTGGATTATGTGCCATGCAAAGTTAAATCCTGATGAGATGGTGGACGCAGTAAATGAGGATATCAAACGTAAGGCATCGACTGACTACATGACATACTTGGGCAGCGAACCATGGAAAATTCTGCGCAGTAAAGCGTACAAACGAGCCAGGCGCAAGTGCGAGGTGTGTAATACCGGCGGTGAGATCCATGCCCACCACAAATCATATGCCAATATAGGTTATGAAAGGCTGGCAGACATAATAGTTTTATGCCGATCCTGCCATAGAAAATTCCATGATAAACTTGCGGGTTAAACGATGGCGAATCCTCAACTTGAAAATGGACACATCAGGATAGCGACGGAGATCATGGAGCAGCTTTGTAAGTTCCGAATCCCCGGCGAGGTCCGGCAGGTCATGGACGCAGTGGTCCGCAAGACCTACGGCTGGAATAAGAAAGCCGACCTGATCACCCTGGCGCAGTTCGTGGAGCTCACCGGCCTGGATAAGCCTAACATCTGCCGTGCATTATCAAAACTGATAACGCACAACATTATCAAAACTGACAACGGTTCTTATGCTCTGCAGAAGGATTTTGAAGCGTGGATTCCTTTTGGCATTATCAAAACTGATAACCCCGCGCCCATTATCAAAACAGATAATGTCATTATCAAAAGTGATAATGAATCGTTATCAAAAGCGATAATACCCGTTATCAAAAGTGATAATGCCCTACATATTAATCAAAAGACACTATCAAAAGACAATACAAAAGACACTATATCAAAAGACATATTTATTCACTGGAATTCGCTGGGTATCATGGCTCACCAAAAGCTGACAAATAAGTTTCAATCGGCTATCAGCGCGAGCTTAAAAGAACACTCTGCCGAGGAACTTTGCAAAGCTATGAGTAATTACGCCGAGATTGTACTCTCCCCTGCGTATTACTTCAAACACAGGTGGACCATCGGGGAATTTTTAGCAAGGGGTATAGAGAAATTCCTTGACGGCGAGATTGCCCGGCAAAATTACAGAATCAAGAATAAACCAAACGAGCAGGTATACCCCGGCGACAAATTTAAGCAAGGGAAGTATGCCCACATGGTGCAGCGATGATCAGGCAACCTGTCCCCGGCGGGATACTCAATAATACAGACCCGGCTAAGTATGGGGGAAAAGAGTGAACAGGATTTTATTCTCTTCACAATCTCCGCATTGGCCTACGCCGATCAGTTTATATACGGACCTCAATAAAGAATTTCATTTTAATTATGACCCATGCCCGTTGAACAACACGGGCGTCGACGCTTTGGAGTCAGAATGGGGGAGCCGGACCTACTGCAACCCGCCCTATGGCCACGAGGTAGGGCGTTGGCTGGCGAAAGGATACGCAGAATCAAAGAAAGGTAAATTGGTAGTTTTCTTGATTCCGAGCCGGACGGACACAATTTGGTGGCATGACTATTGTATGAAAGCTACTGAGATCCGGTTCATCCGAGGTCGCTTAAAATTTGGCGGTGCTAAATTTAACTGCCCATTCCCGAGCGCGTTAATTATTTTCGATGGCAGGTCGTCATGACCGAAGCTCAGTTTATGCAACAAATAATTCAACTCGCCTGGTTAGACCGGCTCAATAAGGTGGCCCCGGCCAGGATCGTGAGGCCGGAGGATTGGGAATTTGTCCAGGAGACCTTAACGAAGTGAAAATAAACCGCGTGTGGGCCATGCCTAATAAGTGGACGTTCTTAATCCCACCTATTGCTGAATTGGTTACACATTATGTTGGGGATGGCAAGGGATGGATTGACCCATTTGCAGGCATGGCAAGTCCTGCGGAAATAACCAATGACCTCAATCCCGAAAGACCCGCCAAATATCATTTAGATTCTTTGGAATTTCTACGCCTATTATCAGGTCAGTATAAAGGGGTTCTTTTCGATCCACCATACTCATATCAACAAATGCGGGAGTGTTATGCAGAGGCCGGAGTTGGGGAAATAACTGCCCGACATTCAACAAACTTTTATAGTGATTTACGCGATGTCATATCTCCGCTAATAATTCCTGGTGGGTTGGCTATTTCCTGTGGTTGGAACTCGATTGGCATGGGAAAAACACACGGATTTGAGATTATTGAAATATTGCTTGTCTGCCACGGTCGAGCGCATAACGACACGATTGTAACTGTCGAGTGCAAGATAAATAGTCACTTGGATTTAACCGGGGCCAACTTATGAAGCGCATCAGCACCCGCCGGGCCGCACAGCTCCGCTCAGAGGATGAATTGAGGGCTAAGTTACTGGCCGAGCATGGGGGATTCTGCCAGGAGTGCGGACGGTTGCCGGACTGGAGGGGGTTAAGCCTGCATCATCTTACTTTCAAATCACATGGAGGCCAAAGCACAACTGAAAACTGCCGCTTAATTTGCGGGCGCTGTCATTCTAAATTTCACGGAGTTATTGAGCATGAATCTTGACTTTATAAAAGCACATTGGCCAATTTTCAAACCCTGGGTATTGGCTGAAACTCACTCTTTGATATTACCGGAAGGCCCTGAGCTGGTCGAGTGGTTTTATAAATATTGTGCGGCCTGGAACGCCATGCTTGACCAGAAGAGGGAGATTGTGGCGCCGGAGCCGCCGGAGGGAGCCGATGATTAAGCCTTATTATCAGGATAAGTGGGTAAAAATAATCCACGGTGATTGCCGTGAGATATTACCTGCACTTGATGTAAAGGTGGATTTAGTATTGACTGACCCACCTTTTTCATTTACGGGAGGTTTTAGTAACGGATTTGCTTCTCGTACCGACTCCCAATTCTTTGAAACCTGGCTGGAAATAATTTTCAAGGAACTCCAGCGGGCATCTAAGCCATCAGCACCGTGGTGTCTATGGTGTGACTGGAGAACGGCGGCAATATATGATGAGGTGTTAGGCAAATCTGCCGAGGACTATTACGACCAGCGGCGTGTTAGCCAAGTTATAATACATGATAGGGAAATGGTGGGCATGGGTAGCCCATTCCGTAACCAAACTGATTGGATAGCTATAGTTCGTGGGAAGCACACGGATTTCAAAGAGCGTATCCCAAAGAATCAGCCAAATATAATCCGTGAGTATTTTTATTATGGTAAACATGAGTTCCATCCGTCAGAAAAGAGTGTGCCGATTGCTATCAAGTTAATTAATTGGTTATCTGATAGAGGCACGATAATCTTAGACCCATTCTGCGGAAGTGGGACAACCCTTGTTGCTGCGAAATCTTCAAACCGGATGTCAACTGGAATTGAAATTGAGGAAAAATACTGCGAGATCGCCGCTAAACGATGTATGCAGGAATCCTTTGAATTTGATTTCCCCGCACAATCCACTGAAAAACAAGCGGAGCTAAGCCTGTGACCGAGAAGCAATTCGCCTCAGCCGTTGAAGATTTACTGGAATTAAAAGGCTGGCTGTGGGCGCATTATCGCCCGGCCCGCCGCAAGGATGGCTCCTGGTATACCCCGTTATCCGGACATAAAGGGCTAATGGACTACATCGCTACAAAAGACGGGCGGCTCCTGCTGTTTGAACTCAAATCGGATAAAGGAAAAATGTCAGACGACCAGTTGATATGGAAATGCGAATTAAGCATGACTGGCGCGGAAATTTACCTTTGGAAACCGGCTGACTGGCCGTATATCCAGGAGACGCTAACGAAATGAAGCGCATCAGTACCCGCCGGGCCGCACAACTCCGCTCAGAGGATGAATTGAGGGCTAAGTTACTGGCCGAGCATGGGGGATTCTGCCAGGAGTGCGGGAAACTGCCGGATTGGAGAGGTTTAAGCCTGCACCATCTTACCTTCAAATCACACGGAGGCCAAAGCACAGCCGAAAACTGCCGGCTAATTTGTGGGCGATGTCATTCTAAATTCCACGGAGTTATTGAGCATGAATCTTGACTTTATAAAAGCACATTGGCAAATCTTCGAGCCGTGGTGTAAACGTGAACTGAGTACCAACTTATTACCGGAAGGTCCGGAGCTGGTTGAGTGGTGGTATCGCTATTGCAGAGAATACAACGCCATGCTCGATAAGAGATGGGAGCTGGATGGTTAAGCACAACTGGACTGACGGCGAACTGGACTATGTACGGATTCATTACCGGGGCACGAACGCCTCCAAGATGGAGATCGCCGCCGCCTTGGGGGTGAGCTACCATGCTGTCGTGGGGAAGGTTCATGTGCTCGGCGTGGGTAAGTTAACCGGCCGGGTAAACTGGTTGGAAGAAGAGGATGAGAGATTGCGCGAGCTGGTCCCCCAATTCCCTCTCCCAGAAGTGGCGAAAATGATGAAGCGTTCAGTTCATTCAGTGAAAAATAGGGTTGTTAGATTGGGGTTATCCTTACGGTCCCGGGATGGGTGGTTTACCAAAATGGACGTCGCGGAGATACTCGGAGTAGATCACAAGAGGATACAGACCTACATCGATAGCGGCGCCCTGGCGGCTACTTATCACAATGGTGTCAGGCCACATCAATCCACCAATGCCAGCTGGCACATAACCGACGACGCATTGAGGGCCTTTATTATCCGCTACTGCCGAGAATTCAACGGCCGCAATGTCAACCTGGTGATAATCACTGACCTGTTGGTGGGTCTTAATTACCGCGGGCCCCGGGGAGCAGGAGATAAAGACTATGCCTGAGTGGATCGATGCTTTGTCAGACCACGGCCGTATTCAGTGGTTCATCCGCATGAAAGCGCTGGGTATGGCGCCGAAGCCGAAGAAAACCAAACCGGTCGAAGTAAGCGGTCGAATAGAACCTCTTGAAGAAATAGATCAATTAATGAGGCAACAGCCAGGGAGTGATCATGCATCCAGTGACACTGAATAACGCCGTAACAACAGTGCGGCTGGTCGGGCATACGGTCTATCTGAAGCGCCAAGGGATATACAACGTATTCCTGACTGACGAAAAACCCCGAGCACCTTATATTGAAGTAACCCCGGATGGCGAGATAACGGAGGTGAAATGACGGAGAGTTACTCCAAGCCTCTCATCCGGTTTATCTTAATCAATTATCTCGACCTGTCATGCGGGCTGTCGCCGCGCATATTTGATGAGATGAAAGCCTTCACTAAGAGCAAAGGAATCAGCAACCCGCAGCAGACCTTAACAATCTGGAAATCAGATATAGACGCAGGGATATCTTCCCTTGCCCCTAAGCATGACATCTGGGGACTGATCTCGTTGGGCATCACCCCATCTTTGCTTTTGATCGCGGCCAACCACCGGGAACTAAGCAACCTCCAACGGCGGATTATATCAGGCTGCATGCTTGACCCGTGTGCCGGCTGCCAGGGCAAATTTAAGCCGAGCTACTGTGAGAATGACTGGACAATAGGACGGATGAAGAACTACCTGAATGGTAAAAGGCTTGGCAACGCTGAGCAGAAAACTTGACAACACACTTAAAAACCTTTACACTACTGGTAATTGGGACTTCTGCACGGAAGTCCTTTTTTATTGTGTTAGGCCGCCCGGCACCACTGACCGAGGCGGCCTTTTTATTTCTCAAGAAATATTCCCGTTGTCCATCCGTGAGAGACGGTAAATATCGGTCGAGCCACTAAGGGGAGATTCTTCGGAATCAGACGCGGCGAAACCGAGGCGGGATATCTTACGCTAACCAGACGCCTGTAAGCCCGGGTGATTATGTGCGCACAGAAAGCCCGGCATTTGAGCACGCTTGAAAGACGGCGTACGCAATAGAGCGTTTGGCGAGGTCACCGGGGACTGAATAGGCCGGATGCACCCGGTTTGCACCGGTCACCACCTTGGCGCGCAGCGCTGAGCACATCCGCAATCGTAAACTCGTCAGTCCCACATTCAAAACAGACGCGCAGCACCGCAGGGTAGAGCAGATGGCAGCTCGCGTGGCCCATAACCACGAGGTCACAGGTTCAAATCCTGTCCCTGCTACCATTCGATGTACAACCTCCAACTATTTTTAATCTATCTGTTTATTCTTTTGGAACTAACCGCTATTTTACGTCTTAATTCCCCATGGTGGCCGTTTTGAAACTTGAAACTATAGCCATAAACAAAATAAATCCCGCGCCGTACAATCCCCGCAAAGACTTAAAGCCCGGTGATCCCGAGTATGAGAAACTCAGGAAGTCGATCACCGAGTTCGACATGGTGGAGCCGCTTATATTAAACAAGCGCGGCAACGTCCTGATCGGCGGCCATCTTGATATTTATGGTGATTGGGATTATAATTAGGTGTGAGGACAGCACGTTACAAGAATTGCCTGGTATGCGGTAAGCAATTCAATGCTATTAAGGATTGCGCAACACGTAACCAGTTATATTGTAGTAGCGTTTGTTATGGCAAAACTCTGATTGGGAAAAAGGCAACAGATAAACAATTACAGGGCTTGGCGTTAGGGCGTGCTGGCCACCCCTCTGCCATGAAGGGCATACCGAGGACTCAAGGGGTTCGGGATAAAATCAGTCAAGCAAGAAAGGGCAATCCCTTAACCATTGAGCATCGGAAAGCGTTATCACTGGCTAAGAAGGGGAAACCCATAAAGCACTTCGTTGAAAACAGGGAAGAGGTAAGCCGTAAGATGGGTTTAGCGTTTAAGGGGAAACCTCAGCCGAATTTGCGAGGTGCTAAACATTGGAACTGGCAGGACGGGAAAACAGCGATAAACTCTCAGATTAGAAACTCGCTTGAAATGAAACAGTGGCGCAGGGCAGTATTTGAACGGGATAATTACACTTGCCAGATATGCCACATTCGCGGCGGAAGGTTAGTAGCCGATCATATTAAACCATTCTCATTATTCCCTGATTTGAGATTTGAACTATCGAATGGCCGGACGCTTTGCAAAGAATGCGATATAAAGCACAGCGGGACTTATGCAGGGAAGGCAATATTGGCCTTTATGAATAAACAACTTGAAATGATAAGCGTTTGAACAGTTTTGTATTTCACGGGGAAATAAAAAAGGGACACATTCGATTCGATTCACCTGAAAAATACCTTGTCTATCTGGCCAGCCTTGAAGGTAAACGGATAGAGTTAATCCTTCAAAAGGAAAGGCACAACCGAACACTTAGCCAGAATAGGTACTACTGGGGCGTTATCATTGAGATACTGGGTAATCACTTCGGGTATAGCTCAGAAGAAATGCACGAAGCCTTAAAATTTAAGTTCCTGAAACTCCATGAGGACTCAGGACTGGTAACGGTGCGCAGCACTACAAAACTCAGCACCGCAGAATTTACTGATTACATAGAACAGATAATGAGATGGGCAGCCGAAGAAGGCTGTTATATCCCTTCAGCGGATGAATTTATATAGCCCGCTGGCAGAATTTCACGGGCAAAACAGCCGAACCGCAAACTGCACCATAAAATAAATACAGGAATACACTTTAATTGCACCATGAGAACAGACTGGGAATTAGTTAAAACAGCATACGTCACAAGTAATAAGTCACTGGCCGATATTGCAGGGGACTTTAAGATAGGGGAGCGCCAGCTCAAAACCCATGCCAAGCGGGAGAACTGGGTAGAACAAAGGAAGCTCTGGAGAGTCACGACCACCAAGCAGGCCACAGAAAAGCGCTCCTCTGAAATGGCCACTGATATCGCTCAGTTTGATTCGGACTCGTTAAAGCTCGCAAGGGCTGGTTATGGGTTAGTGGCAGAGGATATCAAAGCGCGGAAGCCGGCCAAAGACATAGCTGTGGCCCTGGCCAACTTTCAAAAGGTGGGTAAACTGGCCTTTGGTGAGAACACTGACCAGGATAAAGAAGTCAAGATCACGGTAGAGTATGAAAACGGCAGTCAAGGTTAAACTTCGACAGCCGCATCCTATTCAACAGAAGTTTATTGATTCACCCGCTAAACGCAAAGTTGTCCGCGCGGGCCGACGCGGCGGGAAGACCACAGGCGCCGCACTTTTAGCGGTCAAGGCATTTTTAGCTGGCCGGCGCGTGCTGTACGCTTCCCCGACAGAGGATCAGATCGCGGCCTTTTGGTTCGAGGTTAAGCGGGCGCTAAGTGATGCGGTTGACGCTAATATCTTTGTTAAAAATGAAACTATACACAGCATAGAGCTACCCGGCACCAAGCAACGCATCCGCGCTAAAACCGCATGGAATAGTGACACTCTTCGCGGAGACTATGCCGACCTCCTGATTCTTGACGAATATCAACTCATGAATGAGGAAGCCTGGGAAGTGGTCGGCGCCCCGATGTTACTGGATAATAACGGGGACGCGATCTTTATTTATACACCGCCTTCACTGCACAGCCGGTCAGTTACCAAGGCCAGAGACCCACGGCACGCAGCCAAGCTTTATAAGACGGCTGAGCTAAAACAGAAGGCCGCCGAAGCGAAGGGCGAACAGCCCCGCTGGGAGGTCTTTCACTTCACCAGTTTGGATAACCCGGTCATTTCAAAAGAGGCTCTCGACGAAATAGCGGGCGATATGTCCTCGATATCTTATCGGCAGGAAATCTTAGCCGAGGATTTAGAGGATGTGCCCGGTGCATTGTGGACGCGGGCACTCTTAGACAGGACGCGGGTAACCGAACTGCCGGACTTAAAGCGAGTAGTTGTCGGGGTAGACCCGCCCGGCGGCGCCACAGAAGCGGGAATTGTCACCGCAGGCATAGCGACCATTGAAGGCAAGCTCCACGGTTATGTTATTGCGGATGATTCATTAAAAGCTGGCCCTGATATATGGGCGGGCGCTGTCATTAAAGCGTATGACTTTTACTGCGCGGACAGGGTGATCGGGGAAAAGAACTACGGCGGCGATATGGTAAAGAACATTATCGACCAGGCCGCCAAGTCAAGAGGATTAACAGTATCTTATAAAGATGTCCAGGCGACCCGGGGCAAGGCAGTACGCGCCGAGCCGGTTGTGGCGTTATTTGAACAGGGCAGATGTCATTTACTGGGTGACTTCCCTTTACTGGAAGAGGAACTAACCATGTGGATACCAGGGGAAACAAAAGACTCTCCGAACAGACTTGACGCTATGGTGTGGGCGCTGACCGAGTTAATGATAATTCAACAGCGGAATTACGGATTTGATTTTGCGTAGGTAGATATGAGTATTTTTACTAAAATAGGCGAAGGCTTCAGGAAGTTAATATCCCCTTATAAATTCGGCGGCTCTGAATATTATGAAATGAACATACCCGCCGCATGGGGGACTAACCAATATCTCCAGGCGTACAGTCAAATCGGATGGCTTTACGTGTGCGCGAGAGTCCGGGCGGCTGCCGTGGCCAAGGTCTGTTCAAGGTGGAGGCTTTACGACGGCGCCGACCATGAAAACGAAATCGAAAAGCACCCGATCCTTGACCTCTTACATTATATAAATCCCTTTTACACGTCCTATCAGTTTATCTATCTCCACCAGCAGTACAAAGACTTAGTGGGTGAGTCATTTTGGAACGTCAACTTTAACCGCGGCAAGCAACCCGCTGAACTATGGCTGGCGCCCCCTCAATACATGCAGGTCATACCCTCTTCAACTGATTACATAGCGGGATACCGATACGAAAGGGGCGCGTTTAAACAGGACTTCTCAATCAAAGAGATCATTCAGATATTCAACCCCGACCCGGCCAACCCTTACCGTGGTGTTTCACCAGCCAAAGCAATAGGAATAGACCTTGACTCTGAGCGCTACGCTGCAGCCTATCAGCAGAAGCTATTTTTCAATGATGCGACTCCGGGATTCGTGATCGAATACCCGGCGAACGACATGCCGAATCCTGAGACTCGTAAAGAACTCATGATGGAATGGGAAGAGCGACACAAGGGCTTCCGCAACAGGGGCAAAACGGCCTTCCTGTGGGGAGGCAAGGCCAACGCAATCGCCCAGACCAACATCGACATGGACTTCAAGGGGTTACGCCAAAACACCCGCGACCTTATATTGGCAGTTATGCAGGTGCCCGGTTCTGTCTTAGGAATCACCGAGCACGCGAATAAAGCGGTTGCGGAGACGGCCAATTACTCATTTATGCAAAACGCCATCGTCCCTGAGTGTGTGGACATCCGCGAAGCCCTGAATGAAAACCTTTGCCCTCTGTTTGAAGAGGGGCTGTACCTGGACTTCGACAACCCCGTCCCTGAGGACGAGGCGATGGCCACCACTAATGCGGTCAATGCTTTTAAGGGCGGACTGATAACGCGTAACGAAGGCCGCGAAATGCTGGGCTATGATGACGATCCCGACAGGGGTGATGTTTACTTCTCAGCCCCGGCCAGTCCGTTTGGTTCCAGCTCGCCAGAAGATAACGCGCCGACAGATGCTAACTTGACTACAGCGCCTGATAAAAACCCTGCAAAGCGCAAGGTGTGGAGCGAGGACGCTAAAGAGTCCCACTGGAGGACGTATGTCACGGGAGCCGAGCATTATGAAGCGGCTTTTAAGACTGATTTGAATAAAATGTTCTCCCACCAAAAGAACGAAGCCCTGCATAAATTCCACGCCAACCCTTCAAAGAACGTCAAACTATTAGACAAAACAGCCTTCAAGAGCGCCTATAAAGAAGCTGCTAAGCCGTCTATGTCTAACGCCATGCTGGCGGCTTATAAAATGGGTATAGAACTCATACAGCCCAAACCGCACAAGTGTAAAGACTTCGGTGTACTGAATAAACGCTCTTTGAAGTGGTTAAAGACGCGGTTAGGCTGGGCGGCAGAAGAGATCGGGGCCACTTTGGAAGCCGAATTAAGCGCCGCGCTGGCTGAGGGTTTTGCCAAGGGCGAATCGATAGACCAGATTGCGGCAAGGCTGGCTGACCAGTTCGGGCCGGTCAGGGCGGAGAGAATCGCCCGGACGGAGATTATGATGGCCAGTAACCAGGGGAACCTTGAGGGTTACAAAGACGCTGACTGCAAAGAGGCGGAATTCTACACGGCGCTTGATGATAGAGTCTGCGGTGACTGCGATGATATGAATGGGGATGTTGAATCAATCGACGATGCCGAGGCTATCGGCATCCTTCACCCGGATTGTCGTTGCGTGTGGTTGCCCGTAGTTTAATTTGTTTGTTCGAGTACTCTTAGTAATTCACTATAGATTGCAACCGGGCGTGATAGCCAGTCTACAGGGAATATAACTGAAACATATCGTCCGCTGCTATTTGTCATTTTCGCCCAAGCATAATCAGGATTATCGTCCCCTTCAATTAAAACAGTATGACCAGATAGCTTCTCAAGTTGACGCGCCGTATCAATCATTTGCGGCGTTTGGATTGCATTAACAGTGTGCATTTCTTAATCCCTCCACTTCTATTATAACAAAGAGGTCTAACAATGTCATTCAAAACCAAAGAAGAGCGAAACGAATACATGAAGGAATACATGCGGAAGCGCAGGGGTTTAACTAAAGACGATTCCCTCGTAGCAAGTGATCCAAAACCCGCCGCCGATGTTAAACCTAACGATCCGACTGTTAATACTATGTTAAAACTCCCGCTTAACGCGCCCGGTGTTGTGTCAATCTACCTTATTGATGGCCAGTACGTCAGGGACAACATTTGGATAGATTACACCGAGGGCGGGCATGACCTTGTATATGACTGGATACCGGCTAATGAAGTATGGATCGACTTCGATATCAACTCAGGAGAAGTCCTATTCGTCATGTGCCATGAATTGAGTGAAAGAATCGCCATGTCCGGGGGGATGACTTACGACGACGCGCACACCAACGTGGCCGATAAATTGGAAGTCTACCTACGAGAGCACCCCGATGAAGCGCTGGCCAAGTTTGAAGAACTCTGCGCGGCCCAACAGGAGAAGAGTATGAATACTAAATATAAAACATTCAGGCCGGAGGTCAAGAGCGTAGACGTAGAGGATGGCACTATCGAAATGCTAATCCCGATGTCTACCGGCTCAATGGACATATCGAAAGAAGTTATTTTACCGTCCTCATGGGACAACGAGTTTCTTACAGCTTTCATGAAACGCCCCGTCATGGTAAGCTCGCATGATTACTCTGATTTAAGGAAGCAGATCGGCGAATGGCTGCAACTGACCGTCACTGATCAGGGGCTGTTCGCTAAACCCAAATATTACATCAACCAAGGCAACGAAGAGGCGGACTGGGCTTTTAACCTCGCGTCAAAAGGCATGGCCGCGTTTTCAGTGGGTTTTAACCCCATCGAATATAAGATAGGTAAAGGAAAGAATGACCCGGCCATAACGTACACCAAGAATCAATTACTGGAAATCTCCCACGTCATAGTGCCGTGCAACCAGGACGCCATGATGGCCATGCGGGGCAAGTCGGCGGACTCGGTAATCAATCAGCTAATCGAGGACATAGCCAACGCGGAGATTGTCTTTGTTGATGAAGAAGAAAAGGTGACGAAGACCGAGGTCACCGACAACACTATAAGAATTCCCGTCCCAGGCGAAGAGGGCAAACACACCGATCATAAAATCCGTACTATCGCCATCTCTAAAAAGGACGGCATTTCAGGGCTGTATTGTGTGGATTGTAAAAAGGTAATTACTTATATATTTGACACCAAAGACCACGACTGGACGAAGGCCAAAGCTGAGAAGTGGATCAAGGACCATACCAAACAGGTTGAGTTATTCGTGGAGACCCGCGTGGGCATCTCTGACTTAAAGATGGACGAGGCCATGTTTGAGTCTTTGGAAGAGGCCATTGAAAACAATCTCCACGGCCCCAAGAAAGTCTCACAAAAGGAACTGGAAGACGAGTTCGATTATATTCTTACGCTCTTAAACCAGGCCGACTCTATGAGCAAAGAAAACAAACAGAGGGCCGACGACTTAATGAATAAGGTCGTCGAAATGACCAAGCGCGAACCCGAGAGCGACATCTCGGTTAACGATAAGGTTCAGATCGCGCAAATCATAGCGCGCGAAATCGCTAAACATTATATATAGGAGGCAAATCTCATGACCGATGAGGAAATGAAAACAATCACTGACAAAGCTGCGGAGGCAGCCAAGGAAGCGACTATCAAGGCCAAAGAAGAGATAATCGCTGAGTACGAAAAAACCGTAGAACGCAAGTTCACCCCCGGCGCTGGTGTAACCCAGATCATAAAAGACGAAGGTGATCAGCCCTGGGAGAAAGGCATCGGCGAACAGCTCGGAGCTGTCGCCAAAGCCTACCGCACCAACCACAGGGACGTTGACAAGCGGCTCCTGGCCGCCAACGCCAAAGCAACCGGCGCCGGCGAAGCCATCCCGTCAGACGGCGGGTTCTTAGTCGCGCAGGAATTCATACCCAACATCATCGACAAGGTATACACAACCTCAATCGTGGCGGGCATGTGCTCTAAACAGCCCGTCGGCCCCAACTTCAACGGCGTTAAAATCCCGGCCGTGAACGAAACGTCCCGCGTGGACGGCTCCCGCTGGGGCGGCATCCGGGGTTACTGGATGGCCGAGGCCGGCACTATTACCTCATCCAAACCGGGCATCAGGCAGATATCTCTTGAGCTTCAAAAGCTCGCCTGCCTGTGCTATGCCACTGACGAACTTCTCCAGGACTCCGTCGGCCTGACGGGATACATCAACAAATGGTTCCCGCTGGAAATGGCCTTCAAACTGGACGACGCCATCATCAACGGTGACGGCGCGGGCAAACCCCTCGGACTGATCAACGCATCCAACCCGGCCCTCGTTCCGATCACCAAAGAGACTAACCAGGCCGCGACAACCATCGTAACCTCGAACATCCTCAAGATGTGGAGGCGACTGTGGGCGGCTTCCCGCTCCCGCTCCGTGTGGTTCTATAACCAGGACTGCGAAGAGCAGCTCGCAACCCTCAGTGTCCCGATCGGCACCGCCGGCGCTCTTTACCCGCTGTTTAGCTGGCCCGGCTCTCCGACCAATCCCAGCGAACAGCCGCGCATCATGGGCAGACCTGCCTACGCTATCGAGCAGTGCCCGACCCTGGGCGCAGCCGGTGACATCGTTCTGTGTGACCCGACCGAGTATCTCTTAATCGACAAAGGCGGCGCGCAGATGGCCACTTCCATACACGTCCAGTTCGTGACCGACGAGACGGCTTTCAGGTTTATCTACCGGGTAAACGGCCAGCCGATCTGGAACTCCGCACTGACCCCGTTCAAGGGCTCCAATACCCTCAGCCCTTACATCATCACCGCCATAAGGTCGTAAGGGTAATAAAGGAAAAGAGGTAAAAGAACATGAAATTAACAACTGACGAATTGAACTTCGTAAACCTGCTCACCCCGAAAGACAGGAATGGGGCAACCCACGCTACACCGTGTGTAAACCTGAAAGATTATGACAGCATGATCTTTCTGTTAAGTATGGGCACCATGTCCGGCACGCTTGCCCTTACTGTTGAGGAATGCAGCAGTGCCGCTGCCGCCGGCAACACGACCATCCCGTTCACTTACAGGGTGACCGCTGCCGCGACCCCGGACACCGTGGGTAATGACACTTATGGTGCCAGGACTGCCGTAACAGCAGCTTCACAGCCATTTGCACTCGGCGCGCTTGACCAGATGCTCCTGGCAATCGAAATTAAGAGCGCTGACCTTGACGACGGATATCCCTATGTCAGGTTGAGCATGGTAGCTTCGGCTGCCGCGACACTGACTTCCTGTATAGCGGTAATGAAACCCCGCTATCCCCAGAAGTCACAGGTCACGGCTCTCAGTTAATGACAAAGAAAAAGAGGAAGGGGGGCAAGTCGCTCCCCTTCCCTCCCAAACACCGGGCTATTCTTAGCCCAATCGAAATAAAAGGGGGAACCGCTCCCTCAAAAGCGAAAGCTACGGACGGAGGTAAAAATGCCTGCAACATTAGTTAAGTCAAGTTGGGTTAGTGGCGGGCTGGTATTCGACGGTGAAAAGCTCCCGGACGAAATACCCGCAGTCTTTTTCTACGGCAACATCGGCGCGCACTATAACGACCTGGGCGTGGCGGCCTACTGCGAGACCCACGTTGATGGCGCGCTTTCAGGGCATACTTACGGATTTGGCTCATGGATAAACCTCGACGCGGGAGCCGTAACCGGCGCCAACATCCTGACCCCGCAGGACAACGGAATCTATGACAACGGTGTAACACTGACCAGCACTAAGGTCATTGTGGGAATGAGAATGGAAGCCATCCTCGCTTCAACTCCCGGCTCAATGTTCCTGTTCAGCACCAACATCTACGCACAGGTGCTGACCGCCATGTTCGATATCAACGCAAAGGCTGACGTAGCATGGGCGACAGGTGCGGCCAGCGCCGGGGTCGGCAAGATACCGCTGTTCAAGGAAGCCAGCACCGGGCAACTCTATTACGTCAACGTGTATACGAGCTAAGCCATGGAAATAGAGGAGCTGAAGAAAAAGGCACAGATGTACCGTGGCATCGGGCTTCAATGCCAGCGTGATGCAATCGCTAACATGGGAGCCGCAGATGCCATTGACCAATTGATTAAAGAAATGGAGGCTAAAGATGCCCAAAATAAAACCGACTCCTGAACCCATTGATCCTATCGAACCTGACAAGTGCGTAGTTTGCGACGGCAAAGGAAAGATCAAAGGTAAGTATCCTTGCCCGGCCTGCAGCAAATAGTTCAACTGATCGCCGGGGATTGAGAGCAGGGGCAACGCCCGGTACGGACCCTGCATAAGAGGTGAACATGGCGTATTTAATAGGTGAAATTCAAACATGGATCGGACTGGCAGGCGACACGATGCCTGTGGCTACCAGTGCTAACCCTATATACCCAGGCTCAACATACTATGCCACTGATACTAAGGCGTGGTATATCTACGACGGCTCAACCTGGGTAACGGAGGTCTAATATGACTGTGTATTTGGTATCTAAAATTGATAAGTGGATTGGCCTTGCCGCCGAACGGACGGCGATCACCCCTGATAAAGTCGGCTCAACATTCTTTGCGACTGACTCAAAGGTAACGTATATCTGGACAGGCGCGGCCTGGGCGGCGATGTAATGCCAAATCCTCTCGGTTACGAAATCATCGCCATGAAAAAGGCGTGTGAAACGGAACCTTATCAACGGCAGGACTGCCCGGTGTGTATGTGGCCGCTGGAGAAGTCGGCTGACGGTATTTTCCACTGTCGGTATTGCGGGTGGTCAGATCAGAGTGTCAATATAAGGAATACACCAAAGCCATAGGTGAATAAATGAACCTTTATGCGAACGTAAACCAATTTAAAGCCGCCTTTTCACTCACGGACTCCACGAATGACGATAACTTCGTGCGCCTGTTGGGTGAAGCCTCCCGATTGATAGATAAATACTGCGAGAGGTTTTTCTACCTGTGGGAAGGTACTCGTTACTATGACGGCGGCGGGGTCCGTGTCGTGCTGGACGACGATATCTATTCATTCACCACTTTAGACTGTGACACGGACGGGGACGGAGTGTATGAAAGCTCTTACACTTTGGATGTTTCCGGGACGGCCCAGCCGGACGCTTTCACCTATCCTTACCCAAGAATGCTCTACTGGCCGAAAACACGAATTGAGGCTAACCCGTGGGGGCATTATGGACATTTCGGGTCAGGGATCCGCTCTGCAGTTAAGATCGTGGGAGTGTTTGGATATGGGAATGATTACCCGGCGCCGGCTTATGTGGACTCCGGGGAGACCGTTCAGGATGTCTCAATGACCGCTGCCCAGCTCACCATGACGACCTCCGGGATCACGTTGTCAGCCGGTCAGACCATTAAAGTGGGCAGTGAGCAGATGTTTATTTCGGCCTTCACCCCGTCCAATAAGACCGCCACTATCCAACGGGGAATCAACGGCACGACCGCCGCAATCCACCTTCAGAACGCGCCTATATCGGTCTATCAATACCCGGACGCCATTACCCAGGCGTGCTTGGTCCACTCAATGAGACAGTGGAAGAGAAGGGAATCAGCCTTTCAAAACGTAGTCGGGGACGTCAACACGGGAATTACCAATGTATATAAAGGTATAGACCCGGACGTTCAAGAGATTATAAAGGAATACAAACGCTCTCGGATAGGGAAGTATTTTTAATGGAAATTCAAGGTATGCCTGAACTGGAAGCCAAGATCAAAGATGTCGATTCTCACATCAAAGACAAGTCGCTCATAACGAAGGCCGCTGTGGTCTGCCAAAAACAGGCCATGATTAACGCCTCAGGGCGGCCCGGCCCGAAAGTACAGACTGGCCGGCTGCGCTCCTCGATATCCTATGAGGTCAAAAGCAACGAAGAGGCCACGGTTGGAACCTCAGTTTTTTATGCCCCTCTGGTGGAATTTGGCCATGGCCATAAACAGATTAATTTCATGCCGTTGGGCTTTGGAATGAAACACGAAGGCCAAACGCACGCCTATCCCTTCCTCGGCCCCGTCCCTGACCAGGTCAAAGACCAACTGGAAGGGGTATTTGTAAGTTTCGGCGGTGAATTAAAGGACGTGTGGAATGCTTAGTGATATTCGGCAGGCTCTTTTAACCGGACTACAGACAATCGAAGGGTTAAATTGTGCCTTTCAGATCCCGGCTGTGGTCAATGTGCCGCTCGCGTACATAAGACTCTCGGACACTAACCCGATCGAATATGACTTCACGGCCATGAACGCGACTTTAATTTACCACTTCCTGATTGAGATTTTGGTTAATAAAGGCGTGTCAATCGAACAGGCCCAGGACGACCTCGACCCCTATTTACAAAACACCGGGGACAAATCAATCAAAGAAGCTATCGAAGCGGTTGACCCGGACGGTTACGACACCTTAAGAGTTACCGGGGTCACTCATTACGGCGCGGTTACTTACTCAGGGATTGAATACCTCGGCGCACGATTGGCAGTCGATATCTGGGTATAGGCGCGCAGCGGCGCCAGATATTTGGCTTCAAGTTTTCCGCCCTCTTTAATTTTCAAATACGAATTCGGCGCGCATGGGCGCCACGGGAGGCCAAGCATGGCACTCTACCATGGCAAAGATTTAAGACTATATATAAATGGTTACGATGTTTCGCCCCTCGCCTCAACCGTGGGGATTAACTCGGATGCCTCGTTGTCCGAGTACGCTGTCGCGGATGGAGTGGACGCCTATCATTCGTTACCCGGAATACCTCAGTCCGACATGTCGCTGGAAGCGGTATTTGACGATAACTACATGGGGATTTTTAACACCCTGTGGGGATTGTACGAAGTAAACAACGTCCCCGGTGGCTATCCGTGCATGTTTTTATTCGGCTCGTCAGTGGGATCAAGAGCTTATGGCGCGGCCTATTGTGAGCTTCAATCCTATCAATGGAAGTCGGTCGTCAAAGACGTTAATCGATTCACGGGGAAGTTTCACGTTGACACTTACCCGTGGGATGAATCGATTGTAGCTTATCCCAAGACTTTAACTTCCGTGGATGGCAACGGGACGGTTATCAATAACGGCGCGACCTCGGCTATTGGCCTGACCGCGCAGCTTCAGGTCTTTGGATGCGGCGCCACGGACGCCTTAGTGGTCAAGGTGCAAACTTCCGCGGCCTCGAACTTCTCGTCCCCGACCGATAAGATCACCTTCACCACAGCCAACGGAATCACGGCGGAAAGGAAAACCACAACCGGGACCATCCAGCAATATCTGAGAATAAGCTGGGCAGCCTCATCTTATACGGGGACAACGTTTGCAGTAATAATCAAGAGGTGAATATGTTTGAGTGGCTAAAGAAAAACCCTAACGACAAAGTAAAAACTCAGGAGAACGTAAAGCTCGTCCTGCGAAAAGGAGACAACAATGATAAAAAGTAAATTTAGTAATCGTGAATTCATGCTGCCCAAAGACAATATCATCCTGGTACTTGAGCATCACATCACTGGGCAGAAGCAGTTTATCTACGGAAAGAATATCGTTACTACCGCGGGCAACGTGTTCTACGCCCAGGAAATATCAATCGGCGTACTGGCTTCAGGGTCACCGACTAACGCCTTTACCCAGCTTTATCTTTCAACTGCTGGACCCGTTACTCCTGCCGTCACCGATACCTACGCTACATTTAACTCAGGCCAACAGGCTGGGAAGGCTGTAACCGCTCTGTACCCCAAGACCAATGATGGCGATAGCGACAATACTGGCGCTGGCACTACCGTCCTGACCTGGCTGCATTCCTTCACTACTGGAGATGGTCCTTACACAGCTATCCAGTGGTGCTTCATAGCCAAAGCCGGAGCCAGTGGGACTGACCCGATTCTCAACAGTTATAAGTTCAGCGCGGCATGGAATAAAGATGCCAGCACTTCAGCCAAAATCTTTACGAACCACACCTTCCTCGGAAGCTAAAACACAGGTGCCTAATGGACTGCAATAAACAGAACGTATGTTACCTGGCATGGATCCATGACCGTGTCTGTGATTTGAAAGCCATCATAGCCTGTGATCAGAGTGACGGGTTAATGAAGCAGCAGGCGCAGAAGGAGTTGAACAATGCCCGACTATCTAATCCACAAATCTAAGACAGGCATAGCCAATACTGCCGAGTGGCAGGAAACGGATATGCACCAATTACAGAATCAGGCTGCTGGTGATATTCTGTACGCTGCTGATGGAACCCACTTGACACGGCTTGCCAAGCAGTCTGATGGTAATAAACTTGTGTTGGCCTCTGGTGTTCCTGCATGGGTATCAAGCCAACACGCACATGGGGCAGCGACAGAAGCGGCAGGTGGTCAACTTACCTCACCATTTATCAATGAAGCCGTTGCTATGTCGGTTACATCTACTAATTTGAATTTGGTGGATGATGCTAATTTTCTTGCTACCCTTTGGGGGCGAGGAAATTTTGTAACTTATACTACACTTGGTATAGACTGGACAAAATCTGTGACTGGTTCGGGGGGGGCGTATGGCTCACAAGCTTATACTACTGTAAATACTGGGATAACCAATAGTAGCACTTCAGTAGAAAGCATATCTATTTTAAATCTAAGAGCAGGGTCAAGTTTTGGAGCCTTACCATTTAGCAAAGCTCAATGTATTCAATTTAACATTGAAAGAAATGGCAGTACAGCTAATGCTATTGCCCGCGTACAACTTAAAACTGTTTCTACTATCGGGGCAATAGCGGACAAAGGGATTGAGATTCTAACTAAAAATCTTGCTCTTTATGGGGCAGGCTACGGTTCAGCCAGAGGCGAGGTTTCATTAGGTGTAACCATGAGCGAATGGAATACCTATGGCATTAGAATTATACATACTCCTGCAACACCGCAGATAGACTTCTATGTAGATTCTGGTAGTGGTTTCCCTGCTACGCCTAATGCCAGCATTACAGCAACGGCCAATATACCGCAAGCCGATAGTTCAGGCGCATATTTTGTTATTTCTACTGAGAAGGATGCGGTTGCTACCGATTGTTATTTGACTGTCGGGTGCCCGATATTATATTCGGCGTATTAAAGGAATAAATGATGAAGTACATAATAAAACCAGCTAACAGAATGTCTTGTGATGAATTAGGGGAATTGTTAGGTATAACAGTCATGCAAATTACTGGTTATAACGATGGGTCAATGGAAATTATAACCGACGAACCCGATGATGCAGATACACCAAATACTCAATCTGTCATAAACCAGATATCCGCAACTAATTTGCAGGATGAATTTCAAAAGCACCAAGATTCCATAGATGCCCTTTACAGCAACCTCAACCTCAACAAAACAGACGTAGTGACTAACTATGTCACCAATGTGAAAAATGTAGTCAATCCGATTAAGGAGAAGTGATGGCCTTTCCTGTAACCTTTCCGTGGACATTCGATGATTACATTATGGAGGCAATATCTTATCACGGCCTAAGATCATGCTATATGCCGCTTTTAGCTCAATAAAAGGAGGTCAATCATGGGACGAACTTATACTATAACATCGGTAAACGCAACGATGATAACAGCCGTAAACGTGCTGGCTGCTATCTATCCTGTCGCAACTCCGCCTGCTGCCGGCTCTGTGCTGGCAATTAAACGGGTGGAGATCAGCCAGAACGCCAACGCTACTTCAGCAATGGTGAGGGCGGCTCTATCATTGAGGACAGGTGGCAATCTGACCGTGGCTACCGTCACGCCCACACCGAGAAAGTACGGCGGTGCAGCTTCAGCAATCGTTGGCATAGGCGGAACGTTGGCCGCCGGTAAGTGCGGCATCACGGGAAGCGCAGACGCCACCCCGACCTATGTTGACATGATGAACGCCTCATTCAACGCGCTCAACGGCTGGCTGTGGATCCCGACTCCGGAAGAGATAATATACTTGACTGGCGCTGTAGCGTTTGTCGTAAGATTTGCGGCTGACCCTGCCACTTTGACTGGTTGGAACTGCAATCTGGTCTTTGAGGAAATTTACTAAGAGGTAGTCGATGCCTATTTGGTATCCACCGCCGCCTCAACAGCAGCAGCCTGTCCATATGCCCACCTGGGGAGAGGCTGTTGCTGATTGGATAGCATCGTCATTTAGTAATTACTATGCGGTGCTATCCCATTTCTGGGGCGAACCAGAACAGCCACAGCAAAGACAGACTTTTGTAACACTGGGAGTTATTACCGCTATCGTGCAATTTGCGGCTAATACCCTGGCCATAACAGAAGCCTTTGTACGCAGGATGTGGTCAGTAAGATTCCCATTGAACGCAGTAGGGATAACGGAAGCATTTGTTTGTAGGTATCGAGCTGTCAGGTTATCTACTAACACGATTGGTATAACCGAGGCATTGGTTAGGTTGGGCAAGTCGATACGTTTCCCGGCCAATACTATCAATATAACGGAAGCGTTTGTGAGACTGGCAAAATCAATTCGCCTGATACCGAACACCGTAGGAATAACCGAAGCCCTCACCAAAGCATACCGAGTAGTAAAATTTGCTGCCAATGCGATAGGAATAACTGAAGCCTTTGTCCGTATAGATAGGGCGATAAGGCTGGTGGCTAATACTGTTGGCATCACAGAAGTCATCACCAGAATTGACCGCGCTATCAGATTGGTTGCCAATGCCATAGGCATAACGGAAGCTATGGTACGTAAGGAATGGTTAGTCAAACTGGTCTCCAATACCGTAGCTGTCACTGAAGCCATAGCACGCAGATTACGGTCAATAAGACTGGTCGCTGATACAATCACTATAACAGAGGCTATCTTAAAAAGAGCGCGGGCAGTTTACCTGTCGGCCAATGTCGTCAATATAGCAGATAGTATTCTGAAAATCCTGTCTACAATCGGGACTATCGTCAAATTCGCTCACGATACTATGGCAATCACAGAGGTTGTGGTTCGCAGAGCCAGAATCATCCGGATAATATCCGATATAGTAAACCTTATCGAGTCACTCGTTAAGAGGCTTTTTTATTCCCAACCGGCTATTGTTATCCCGCTTAATAATCAATCCGTTACAGTCGCGTTTAATAACCAGGCCGTCACAGTGCCATTAAATAAGCAGTCGTTTGTTTTGAGGATAGAATGATCACAATTACGATTCCACAAAAAGACAAGGGCTATAATTACACCTTCACAATCACAGAATCCGACGGAACGGCTTTTAACCTTGCCGGCTATACCATCAAACTAAAAGTATGGCAGCGCGGTAAGCCCGATGTCCTTCTGGTCAACGGGGCTTGCACGATTGTCAACGCGGCCGCCGGGACATGTACCTATCTTTTAACCGGGACGGATTTTACGGCTGAAGGCACTTATCTCGGTGAGATTGAATTAACACAGACAGGCATTATTCAATCAACAGTAAATATTCAAGTTATAGTTCAAGAATCAGGAGGTTAATATGACCACTTCAGGAAAAGCTCATGGCAGGCTTCTAAACTTTCAACTCGATACTCAAGGCGGCTCAATAAAGGATATCTCGGCCTATGTCCAGGACGTAACCGGCCTCCCCGGTGACAGGGATGCGGGCGATATCACGGCGGCCGGAGCTGCGGGCTATTCTCACCTCATGGGGCTGTATAAAGCCTCAATCAAACTAACCTGTGTATTCGACGACACCACGGACTCAGCTTATGACGTGGTGAAGAGTTATCTCACGGATACTGCAACCAGGTCGTTTATCTACGGCCCCGCCGGGTCAACGTCGGGCTATGCCAAAATCTCAGGCGAGTGCCGGATTTCCAAGGTAGACATCCCTGCCAAGGTCAAAGACCCGGTTATCTTCACGGTTGAACTGATCTCCGACGGCGCGATCACAGTAGTCACATTCTAAAGGAGGCTTTATGTCAGAGTTTTTTCAAGGGAATGAAACTGTCCGGGTGACTTTTGAAGATGGCCAGTGGGCCGATGTCAAAGAGGAGCTCTCCCAGGCCGATCAGGACTACGTACTTAACGCCATGGCCTCAATCCAGGACGGCAAAATGTCCATGACGCTGGGGCGCCTGGCCCTGTTGGAACGGTCCGTCATAGCCTGGTCATTTCCTGACCCGGTCAACCCTGATAACATAAACAAACTCAGGATACGCTATCGTACTCGCCTCCTGGAGAAGATAGACGAACTCAACTCCGCCGCAAATGAATTCCGAAAAAACTCACCGAAGGCATCCACTTAGACCTTTATAACACCCTCTCTTTTGGCACCGACTTAGGCGCGGATGCCCGCCATTATCGGGCCTACCAAATTATGAAAGCCATGGGCTGGACTTATCAAGAATATCAATCTACCCCGGCACGAATCATCGAACAGGTATACGCCTTTATGAAAACTGAAGCTAAGACCTTAGAGGATAAATTATGCCAGAGCCAGAATTAAAGCTGCTCCTATCTCTTAAAGACTCTGCGAGTGCTGAGCTCCAGAAGTTTGGCGGCAACCTGGGCGGGCTGAAAGGCGCGCTCCAAGGGGCAGGAATTGCTATTGCGGGTTTCGGCGTGGCCGCCGTGGGCGCCGGGATAAGCGCGGCCAAGCAATTCGCCTCAACGGCGCACGACCTTGAACTGCTGTCCCAAAAGACCGGTATGAACACGACCACTTTACAGGAACTCGGTTACGCGGCGAAGCTCTCAGGGAGTGACATTTCAGGACTCGAAACTGCCGTCAAACGCATGCAGGTCAATATCGAAATGGGCAGCAAGGCCGTGGCCACGCTGGGAATCGATTTAACCTCTTTGCAAGGGTTGAAGCCGGAAGAGCAGTTCGCCAAATTAGCCGATGTTATCTCAGCCATCCCCGACCCGGCGGAGCGGGCGGCCATGGCGGTTAAAATCTTCGGAAAATCGGGCACCGATATGTTACCTATGATGGCCGGGGGTTCCGCTGGGCTTCAGGCTTTCGCCAAAGAGGCCCATGCCCTCGGAGTCGTCATGGATGAGACCGCCGTTAAATCCGGCGCAACTTTCCAGGAAGGCCTTGAGAAGATCGAAGCCCAGCTCGGCGGAGTCGTCAATCAGATCGGCGCGCAGCTCATACCCGTCCTGCAGCCGGTGATTCCTATGCTCATGGACTTGATAAAGACCCTTCCGATCAAGGAGCTCGGCAAGCTGATAACCGATTTGCTACCTCCCCTGGTGACCATCGTGGAAAAGATCATAAAAGCTATCCCGATGGACGTTTTGATTAAATTAGTTGAGGCTGTCCTAACTCCTGTCCTGAATATAATCGAGGCTCTTTTGCCGGCTCTCGAGCCTATCTTGAATTTAATCGGCATGATATTGACTGTATTGACTCCCGTTTTAGACGTGCTGGGTAAGATTGCCGGATTCATCGCACAGATCATCGGTTCCGGGCTGTCTACTTTATTCTCGGGAGGTTCGATAGGCTTCAACATGCCGTCCCTGCCGTCCTTTGCCGGCGGGGGTATAGTCCCCGGGCCCATCGGTGCGCCGGTGCCTATCCTGGCCCACGGAGGCGAAAGCGTAGGCAGTGGCGGTGGAGTCAATATCACCGTTCAAGGCTCGGTTATTTCAGAGCATAACCTGGCCGATATAGTTGAAAAGGTCATGTATAACCGTTCACGCTATCAATATGCAGGTGTGGGCACATGACGGTACAAATAACCGTTACAGTGGCCGGGACAGACCGGACAACCTATTTTATGCGCGAGGGCTTTCAGATAGACCAGCGCGTAAACGCAATAGGAACGGCAACAATAAGATTCGGGCCATTGACGTCTCCACTGGTCACGGTTGGCGATGAAATCATTATTTACGATACCCGGCTGAGTGCTAACATATTCGGCGGGTATGTCAAAGACCTGACGGTTGACTTTATCAATAACACGAACTTTTACCAAGAGTGCCATTGTCAGGACTACTCTAAATTAGTCTACGACACCACAGGCATAGACAAAGATTACAGCTCGGGCGGGTTGAATTACGAAGAGAGGGCGATAGTGCTTGATTTATTCAGCACCTATTTACCAGCCATAAGCGCGGGCGCGTATGTAAACACCCCGGCCCCGCGCGCCTATTATCCCGGCTATGTATGGAAGGATGCCCATTTAGATAAGTGCATGGGTGACTTAACGCGCGGCATTTATTCGGTGACTCCGGGAGACAATAGGACATGGTATGTCGATGCAAATAAAGCCCTGCATTACTTCGCTCAACTTAGCACCCCGGAAAGCGCACCATTCGGGTTGTCCGACTCTCCGAATTTAGCAACAACCTTTCCATATCAATACAGGACTTTGGAATACACAAACGCCATCGACGGCAGCGAGCGCATTACAGTAACTTGCTGGCAACCCGGCCTATCAATCGGGCAGACGTTGGCCATTACCAATTCCCCTCTTGGATGGAGCGCTAAAACCTGGCAGATAACGAACATCTCCACGAGTATCAAGGGGCTTTTAACGCAGTCAGGTTACGCGCTGGAATATAAAGTCACCCTTGGAACGCTCCCTATTCAGCAGGTATCGACACAAGCTATCGTGCCGAGCGCCCAAATGGTCAAGATGTCACCTGCGGGAAATCAATACATCATCGTGCCTTCCGGGAATACCGACCCGTCAACTTCACAAGGGGATTTTTATTACAACTCCACGACAGGTAAATTCCGCTATTATGATTCCGCCGGATGGCATGACCTTACCCCTGGCACGACTTCATTCGGCACCCCGGCTTTAACCTTAACCACAGCCAACGCAGCCGGGGCAGCTTCAACCGCCATAAGGACGGATGCTTCAATCTTAGCTTTCGATGCGACGGTGCCTGCGGCGCTCGGCGCGGCGGCTGCAGGAGCCGCGGCAGTGGCGGCCAGGCGCGATCATGTTCACCCAGAGATTACTGCCCCATATACTGATGTAACGTCCTCTCGTTCTCTCGGTGTTACATATCACAATACTTCCGGTAAGCCAATGATGGTCAACGTCTGCTGTACGATGACTCCTGATGGATTTGGTTTAATGATATTAACTGGAAAGATCGGGCCATCATCGGCAAATGTCTCCGTATCCTCACAGGGTATAAATATAGGTATCTCTGCAGTTTCGGCAGGATTGTATACCGTGACTTTTATGGTGCCCAATAATTATTATTACGGGGTTGAAAACCCGGGCGGAGCGGTAAGTTCTAAAAACTTCTGGATTGAGTGGACAATAGGATAAGGAGATACGCCAATGCCACTGAACCAGAAATTCTTAGACAAGTATGGCATATCTTATAAAGACATGAGCGAGGAAACTCGCTGGACGGTTTTAATGTCAGAAATATTTGATCTCAGGGAAGAAATCGCACCCGTGACAACTATCTGCAAAACAGTAGACCGCCACTCTATTTACTTTACGGCCTTGTGGATCTCCTTAACAACGATCCTTATCCCCACGTTAGTATACACAATCAAGGCGGCTTTTAAGTTATGACCAACTCAGAAGTCATCACATTGAAAGAGTTTATCGAAGCTAAACTCCACGCGCAATCTACACTGTTTGAAACAAAACTGGCCGCAATGGATAAGGCTACTTGTCTGGCAACTAAAGTGCTGGAGAAGCGGTTGGAAACCTTGAAGTTCATCACACCCTCAGAACACGACTTGCTTATTGACAGGATTACTAAGATAGAGAACTGCCAAGCTGCACAAGAAGGTAAGGCTTCGCAGAAGTCAGTCAATAAAGTTAATATCATATCCATTATAAGTTTGCTTGTGGCTGCTATATCAATCTTACTGCGCTTCGTGGTGAAATGATGCCACCCTGATATTAAATCAGTTTCAATTTAACCGTCTGAAAATCTTACATTCAGGCGGTTTTCTTTTTCACTCGGAGGTGAAAGGTGACTACTTCACAGAAAATTCTATCCATTGTGAGCGCGGTTGTGGCGCTTATTCTGGTACTCGTCAAACTGTACTGGCCAGCGTTGGCCGATCCCATCACGCAGATCAGCGTGGCAGTCGTGGCTTGTCTGGCCGCTATCCTGGCCGTGACCTATCCGGTGGCTGCCGGAATCGGCGCTATCATGCGATCCAGGGCTGCGGCTGCGGCTCCCCGTAAACTTCCCAAGGCCGGCGATACGGACGGCGACCTGAGCGCGTTAATGAACGCCATTTATGCGGATTGTGACGACAACGGGATACCTTACAAGAGCGAAGTGAACGGGCAAACGGTCATTGACCCTGTGCCTATCTCCCCGCGTATCTCTCAGGCGTTGGCTAATATGTGGAACTCAGTCAATGTATCAATGAGTTTCAAATTAGCGGTGCTGAATTCCGCGCTGGACATCTGTTCGGCAGCTTTCAAGGTGGTAACTAATCTACCGGCGCCGACTTCATGGCAGGAGTGCGCTGATTATAACGGGTACTGGCGACTCCATCAGGTAGCTTGCGCCGTCCATTCTGAGGGTTTATTCCGTCAGGTGTTAATGCCGATTCGCCAGGTTCTCAAGATCAAGGATTTGGGCGATGTCTAAATTATGGATTATCGGGCTGCTGGTTTTATTGCTGGCGGCCTGCGTTCCTTTACAGATCACTAACCCCAAAGCAACAAGCGATGACTGCGGGTGTTATTGCGTGGCATGGCAGACTAATCAAGATGCTGTCTGTAAGGTGACGTACTGCCAAAATGGGCTTTGCTATACATCTGCCCTTGAGCCTGAATATGGGACGCTGCATTACATTACTTTACCCGTGACTAATTTCTGCCCGAGGATAACCATAACAGCTATAGGTAGATACGGCCAGACGGCCAGTAAGGAGATACCATGAGAGTAGGCGGAGCATTAAAAGACCCACCAAGCGAATTGGATTACAGGGCGAGCAAACTACTCACTGGACTGGCGCCGGTTGCTCTACCCGAAACCTTTGACTATGTACTGAATCCTGTCGTCCTCGACCAGGGACAGACTTTGGAATGTGTCGCTTTCGCGTCCACAGGAGCAAGGATTGACGAAAGGACGGCAAAAGGTAAAACCGTACCGCCTTTCGATCCGGATGCCCTCTATAAGCCTATCGCCCAACCCGGCGGCGGCGCCTATCCACGGGACTGTTGCGACCTCATGCTGAAAAAAGGTATGCCTATCAAAGGTAAGGTTGCCGGGTGTTTTCTAAAAAAGACCACGTCTGCCTTCGATCCCGGGTACAAACTGGCGGCTTATTACCGCATTGATAAGAGCTTCACTGACATAATGGTAAAACAGATAATTTATACTTACGGGACTTTTATCATAGCCTGTGATTGGCCGGATAACTGGATGGACAAATTCAACGTATTCCCCGATCCGTCCGCACATTCCGATGGCGGCCATTGTGTCAGAGTAAACGGTTGGGACAAAACAGGATACGTCATAACTAATTCGTGGGGAAAACTCCTGTGGGGTAATTGGGGTAGAGCCACGATGCCTTATGAGATTTTCCACTCATGGGTGCTGCCGGACGCGGATTGCTGGAAGATCGTGGACGGCTCAGTTGCCGCAACTTCGTTCACTACCGCAACGGCTCTTAACATGACTCCAGTCTTTTCTTAGCCTTCCAAAG